CTATGGAACAATTGGTAGATGTTCTAGGTAGACTAAACAAAACATTAGCAGAAGATAATACAGGTTTCCTTGGCGGAGGCACTGGTGTTGCAGCAGCAGATGTTCTAGGACAAATTAGCACAGCCAGTCAAGGTAGTGCTCAAGGTACACAACAGTTAAATAGTATTATGACAGAACTGCTTGCTGTAATGACTGAAGTAAGAGACTTTGACGAACAGATTGAAAAGAATACAAAATATAACACAGGCACTAATATTGCTGCTGGTCGAATAAGTGCTAGACCTGTGTAATGGAGATATAATATGAGTTGGAAAAAATATTTTACACCAGTAGCTACAGGAAATAATCCTAGTGGTTCCTATTCTCCATTTACTAACGCTCGTAGCGGCGGCAATATGGCAGGACCAGCACGTTCTAATTATTCTTCATATCTACCGGATGTATATGTAGGCTCTCCCAACCGTGTTGAACGTTATGGGCAATACAATACTATGGACTTAGACTCAGAAGTAAATGCTGCACTAGATATTTTAGCTGAGTTTTGTACACAAAAAAATAAATCAAACAATACGCCTTTTATTATTAATTTTAAAACAAAAGCTACAAATTCTGAAACAACTATCATTCAGCAATACTTGCAGCAATGGAACAAACTACAAAATTTTGAAACAAAAATATTTCGTATATTAAGAAATGTTTTTAAGTTTGGTGATCAGTTTTTTCTACGTGATCCTGAAACAAAACGTTGGTTCCACGTAGATCCTGCAAATGTAACACGTATTATTGTAAACGAATCGGAAGGAAAAATTCCTGAACAGTATGTTGTAAAAAATATAAACTTTAATTTTAAAGATGGTATTGCTACAACACCTTATCAAACAAACGGAAACATCACAGGCGGCGGAGGTTCACAGTATGAACCAACAGGTGGTGCTCGTGGATTGGTAGGACAACCGCAATCAAGTATGAGCGGATCAAGATTTACAACAGATGATTCAGAATTTACAGTAGATGCAAAACACGTTGTACATTTGAGTTTGTCAGAAGGACTTGACAACAACTATCCATTTGGCAACAGTCTATTAGAAACTATCTTTAAAGTTTACAAGCAGAAGGAACTGCTTGAGGATGCGATTATCATCTATCGTGTCCAACGTGCGCCGGAGCGCAGAGTATTCTACGTTGATGTGGGCAATATGCCAAGTCACTTGGCAATGCAATTTGTAGAACGTGTTAAGACGGAAATCCATCAAAGAAGGATCCCATCGTCAACAGGGGGCGGTCAGAATGTCATAGACTCATCATACAATCCTCTATCAATCAACGAAGACTACTTCTTCCCGCAGACCGCAGAAGGTAGAGGCTCTAAAGTTGAAACGCTTCCAGGTGGCACTAACCTAGGAGAAATTGATGACCTTAGATACTTTACTAATAAGTTGGTACGCGGATTACGTATCCCAAGTTCGTACTTACCAACTGGAGCAGATGATTCAGCTGCACAATACAATGATGGACGTGTGGGCACAGCATATATCCAGGAGTTACGCTTTAATACCTATTGTGAACGTTTGCAAAACTTAGTAATTGAAGAATTTGATCAAGAATTCAAAAGATACTTACTAGAAAAAGGTGTTAATATTGATACTTCGATGTTTGACCTTAAATTCCAACCACCGCAAAACTTTGCTGCATATCGTCAGAGTGAAATTGACAACGCTCGTGTGCCTACCTATACACAAATGGCGCAGATTCCATATATTTCAAATCGCTTTGCACTAAAAAGATTTTTAGGAATGACAGACGAAGAGCTTGCAGAAAATGAACGTTTGTGGCAAGAAGAGAACGCTGAAAATCTTGAGCCACTACCGGGAGATGCAAGTGCAGAAATGAGAGATGCAGGTATAAGTTCTGCAGGTATATCCGGCGACTTAGGAAATTTAGAAGACGAAGCACCTAGTGATGTACCTAGCGAAGATGGCGGCACAGGTGAAGGTCCAGACACAGCAACAGGACAAGACTTAGGAACTCCAGCAGCAGGAACTGAGCAAACTATATAAATACAATATGATATTAAGAGAATTATTTTATCACGATCCGGAAACAGTTCAGTCAGTAGAAGATAAACGCTTCGAACCTGAATACGATCAGTCACCTCTTGAAAAAACAGACACAAGAAAAACAAGACTCACTCTTAGCCAAATCAACAGAATCCGTAAAGCTTCTGAACTACATATTGAAGAAAAGAAAAAAGAGCTAGAATTCATAAAACAAATGTATGGAATCGCAGCAAACGCAGAAGCAGCCGGAGTTTAATTTTTGAAAAAACAAGCGTTTGTGGTCGGCAACGGCACAAGTCGTTTAGATATAGACCTATCACAATTAAAATCACAAGGTAAAATATACGGATGTAATGCTCTTTATAGGGAGTTTGATCCAGATTATCTTGTTGCAGTTGATGTCAAGATGATCCTTGAAATAAACAAAGCAGGATATCAACATACACATTCAGTTTGGACAAATCCAAATAAAGCATACAACAAATTTACTGATTTTAATTTTTTTAATCCTTCAAAAGGATGGAGCTCAGGACCTACTGCTTTATGGTTAGCAAGTGGACACGATAATGATGAAATTTATATTTTAGGATTTGATTATCAAGGTATTGGACAAAATGTAAACAACATTTATGCAGATACTCCAAATTATAAAAAAAGTTCAGACAAAGCAACTTATTTTGGAAATTGGTTGAAACAAACGTGTATTACTTGCCAAAAATTTGATAAAAAGAGATATATAAGAGTGTTAGGCAAGGAGACCTTTATCCCTAAAGAGTTTAAAAAAATTCCTAATTTAGAACACATTACTATTGAAGAATTTAAAGAAATCCAACAAATTTCTTAAATTCTCTGCCAAATGGCTCGTTTTGAGCCTATTTACACGTACTTTTTCGATTATTAAGTAAATATATAATGACAGCCCCACACAGGAGCCGTATCTATGGTATCTGTGTGTAACATAACATTTATAGGAGTTTAAAAATGTCAGACACAAGCAAATTTGAAAAGATGCTAGAACTTCTTGTCAACGAAGACAAAGAGGCAGCACAAGAGTTATTCCACGAGATTGTGGTAGAAAAATCAAGAGATATTTACGAAGGTTTACTAGAAGACGAAACAGATGTTGAAGAAACAACTGACGAAGAAGTTGAAGAAACAACTGATGAAGAAGTCGATGAAGCTACAGACGAAGAAGTAGATGAATCTTCAGATGAAGAAGTTGAAGAAAACTTTGACCTAGACGAGTTTGAAGTCGAAGCAGACGACGATATGGGCGGCGATCCAGCAGATGATATGATGGCTGACCTAGGTATGGACGACGAAGAAGGCGACGAAGACGAAGGTGAAGAAGGCGATATGGAAGATCGTGTAGAAGACCTAGAAGATGCGCTAGAAGATCTAAAAGCAGAATTTGAAAAAATGATGGCTGGCGACGACGAAGGTGATATGGATGACGACGAAGGCGAAGAAGAGCCAGAAGAAGAAGCATTTGCTTTTGAATCAGACGACGAAGAAGTTGATGAAGCATCAGAAGAAGATCTAGATGAAGGCGCATCTAAAGACGCAATGATGAAAGATGCTGAAAAAATGAGCAAAGCAGATTTCGTTAAGAAGCACGGCGCTGAAAATGAAGATACTTGGAAAAGTATGAACGAAACAGCAAAAAGCGCAGGCGAAGAAATGCGTGAGTATGTAGAAAAAGTATCTGCAACAATGGGTGACAATGGTGCAAACACCAAATCAGTAGTTGCAAGTGCTAACGATATGGGCGGTGATGCAGGCAACATTGCACAAGGTGCAGATGAAAAAGGTGGCTCAGCAGATAACGCTAAAGAAGATTCAGCAGGTAACGTAAATGTTCCTGGTGGAAAGGCTTCAAAATCAATGAAGTCACAACCTGGCCACGGCGCTGAGAAAAAGGGCAAGCCAGAGACAGCTGACAATAAAAAACCAACTATTGGCGGCTAATAAAAAGTAAGGAAGACTGAATGGAAAACTTACGAGAGCATTTGACATTTGATCAAGCACAGATTGTGCTTGAAAATGCCAACGAAGGCAAAGATCTTTATATGAAAGGTATTTGCATACAAGGTGATGTCCGCAACGCCAATCAGAGAGTATATCCTGTAAATGAAATTGGCAGGGCTGTCAAAACGCTCAATGATCAATGCAAGAACGGATTTAGTGTTCTCGGCGAAGTTGATCATCCAGAAGGCCTTAACATTAACTTAGACCGTGTAAGTCATATGATCACAGATATGTGGATGGATGGCCCAAACGGTTATGGAAAACTTAAAATTTTACCAACCCCTATGGGACAACTAGTTAAAACAATGCTTGAAAGCGGAGTAAAATTAGGCGTTTCATCTAGGGGCTCTGGTAATGTATCAGAAGACGGCAATAATGTTGTTTCTGACTTTGAAATAATCACCGTGGACGTTGTGGCTCAGCCTAGCGCCCCTGGTGCATATCCTACACCAATCTATGAGCACCTTATGAACGCTCGTGGCGGATATAAGGCATACGAATTAGCACAGGCTACAAAAAATGATAACAAGGCACAAAAGTATCTTAAGGAATCGTTGATTAATATAATCAACAAACTCCAATAAACTAGGAGAATGTAATGATAGATGCACTGAAAACACTTTTCGAAAACGATGTAGTTTCAGAAGAGATCAGAGCACAAATTGAAGAAGCTTGGGAAGCAAAGGTTCGCGAGAATAAGCAGTCAGTGACAGCTGAACTTCGTGAAGAATTTGCTCAAAAGTATGAGCACGACAAGCAAACAATGGTGGAAGCCATTGATACAATGCTTGACGAGCGCCTATCTGAAGAAATTGCAGAATTTGCAGAAGATCGCAAGCAATTAGCAGAAGCTAAAGCAAAATATGCTATTGCAATGCGTGAAAATTCAGAGCTTCTAAAAGGTTTCGTTGTAGAACAACTACAAAAAGAAATTACAGAACTACGTGCAGACAAAGTAGCAATGGCCGAAAACTATGCCAAGCTAGAAGAGTTTGTAGTAGACGCTCTATCTAATGAAATTGCAGAATTTTACGAAGATAAAAAAGATTTAGCCGAAACAAAAGTACGTCTAGTACGCGAAGCTAAAACACACTTCGCTAAAGTCAAAGCAGACTTTATCGAAAGAAGTGCTACAGCAGTATCTGAGATGGTTGCTACTGGTCTTAAGAAAGAGATCACTGCGCTTAAAGAAGATATTGATGCAGCACGAAGCAACGACTTTGGTCGTAAGATATTTGAAGCATTTGCAGCTGAGTACACTAGTTCACATCTAAATGAAAAGAGTGAAACAGCTAAACTTCTAAAAGTTATTGACACTAAAGACAAGCAACTTTCAGAAGCTAAAGCATTTGCAGCAAAAGCAAAAACGCTTGCAGAGTCAGTGAATGTTGAAAAACATCGTTTGATTGAATCAGCAAAGCGTGAAAAGATTATGAACGAGTTGATCGCGCCATTAAGCAAAGATCAACGAGAGATTATGACAGACTTACTGGAATCAGTACAAACAGATAGATTACAAAAATCTTTCGACAAGTACTTACCATCAGTTATTGATGGAAATACTCCAGCAAAGCGTAAGGCAGTAATTACAGAAGGCACCGAGGTAACAGGCAATCGTACAGAAACTATGACACAAACCAAAGCAGACGAAACAGACAACAATGTTGTTGACATTAAACGTCTTGCTGGATTAAATTAAGGAGATAATGATGTCAGAACTATTAGAAAGCCGCTGGCAGGACACCAAAACTGCTCTTCTTGAAGGCTTGCAAGGCAACAAGAAGTCTGTTATGGCTGCTACGCTAGAAAACACTCGCAAGTATTTGGCTGAGACTGCAACTGCAGGCGCAACTTCAGCCGGTAACGTTGCGACACTAAACCGTGTGATTCTTCCAGTAATCAGACGTGTAATGCCAACAGTTATTGCAAACGAACTAGTTGGTGTACAACCAATGACTGGTCCAGTTGGTCAGATCCACACTCTACGTGTACGTTACAGCGACTCTGTAAACTCAACTGCAGGTACTGATACTACAGCAGGCGAAGAAGCTCTAAGCCCATTCAAAATTGCTGAAGCATATTCAGGTGCACTTGACGACAAAGCAGCTTCAACATCAGCACTAGAAGGTGAAGCTGGTAATCAACTAAGCATCCAGATCCTCAAGCAAACAGTTGAAGCTAAGACACGTAAGTTGTCAGCTCGCTGGACATTTGAGGCAGCTCAGGATGCTCAATCACAGCACGGTATCGATGTTGAAGCAGAAATTATGGCTGCTCTAGCACAAGAAATTACCGCTGAAATCGATCAAGAGATCCTAGCTTCACTAGGTACACTAGCAGGCGCTGCAAGTGAAACTTATGATCAAGCAGCAGTATCAGGTACAGCTACATTTGTTGGTGACGAACACGCAGCACTTGCAGTTCAAATCAACAGAGTGTCAAACTTGATTGCACAGCGTACAAGACGTGGTGCTGGTAACTGGGCAGTTGTTTCGCCATTCGCGCTAACAATTCTACAGTCAGCAACTACTTCAGCGTTCGCACGTACAACTGAAGGTGCATTCGAAGCTCCAACTAACACTAAGATGGTTGGTACACTAAACAACGCAATGAAAGTATATGTAAACACATATGCTGGTGACGGCTCAGCAGTACTAGTAGGTTATAAGGGTTCAAGTGAATCAGACGCAGCAGCGTTCTACTGCCCATACATCCCACTAATGAGCTCAGGTGTTGTTCTAGATCCAGGCACATTCGAGCCAACAGTATCATTTATGACACGTTATGGCTATGTTGAGCTAAACAACACTGCGTCATCACTAGGTAACGCAGCAGACTACCTAGGCAAAGTTGATATTACAAACAACAACGTTTCATTCAGCTAAGTCTAAGTACTTTGTTAAAAATTAAAATAGGGCGGCAACGCCCTATTTTTTTGACTAACACAAATGAAAGATTTTATGAAACACTACATATTAATTTTTATAGGATTATTTGTTTTTACAGGATGTGTACAATCGGTTCCAATACCTGCTGTTAGAGGAGAAGTTCCGATAAAAGTAAGTGCAGATAATCCCGCACTTACTGCTTATAACTATTACGGACTGCACGAAAGTACAAATAGACAAGAACTACGCAGCTACACAGGTGTAGATCCTGTGCGTACAGAATGGTGTGCAGCTTTTGTAAATAGCGTACTGCACGAAAGCGGAATACCTGGAAGCGAAAGTGTTAGTGATGTACCACTAATGGCACGTAGTTTCTTACAATGGGGAACACTTGTTGCAAAAGAAGATATACAGCCTGGCGATATTGTCATATTTCCGAGGGGCGATAAAGGTTGGCAAGGCCACGTAGGATTTTATTTACAAACACACGTGAAAGATAATATAGAATATTATTTAATACTAGGAGGCAATCAATCAAACAAAGTAAGTATAGAAATGTATCGTGCAAGCCAGGCATTAGATATTAGAAGAAAAATTTAAAAAAATAAAAAAAATGGTTGACATTTTTTTGACTAAATAATGTCATAGGAGATGGTTATGGCTTACTCAGATAAAGTTTTAGACCATTACGAAAATCCAAGAAATGTAGGTAAAATGGATGACGCTGATCCGGCAGTTGGAACTGGTATGGTTGGTGCACCTGCTTGTGGCGATGTAATGAAATTACAGATTAAAGTTAATGACGATGGTATAATTGAAGATGCAAAATTTAAAACTTACGGTTGTGGTAGTGCTATTGCTTCTAGCTCTTTGCTTACCGAGTGGATCAAAGGTAGAACCCTTGAAAGTGCCGGGCAAATCCGTAATACAGATATAGCACAAGAACTTGCTTTGCCTCCGGTAAAAATTCATTGCTCAGTTTTAGCAGAAGATGCAATCAAAGCAGCAATTAGCAACTATCAAGCTAAATGTAATTGTAAATAATTCAAAAAAAAAATAAAAAAGTGGTTGACATTTGTTTGTAAGATGTTATATTAATAATATAACAAGACGTTGTTATATGGGTTGGCGCTAATAATTTCCACTCTAGAGGAGATAAGCGCACTTGGTTAGGGGTAGTG